ATTACCGCCCCTCAGCCCGGGCGATAGCGTCGACCAGGTCCTGCCGGGCGCTGTCATTCTCCGCCACCAGCGCGGCGAGTTCGGCCGACGTCACATCCCGGCCCTCGGCCTGCGCGGCCCGAATCAGGAGCGACACTCTGGCCGCCTGCTCGATCAGCTGGAGCAGCAGCCCGATGCCGGCCGCTGCGGTAGTAGCACTCATGATGCACCTCGAAGATAGGACTGGAGCCGCGCCAAGAGCGACGTGGCGAGCTGCAATCGAGCCTCGGCGGTAGCTAGGTCGCCCACGCCAATAGCCAGCCCTGCGGCGTCGAGGGTCTGTCTGGCGGTGTCTGCCACGGTGAGCACGCGCTGGGCGTCGTCGGATGTGATGTCGCCCAGCTCCAGGGCCTGGGTCGTGGCCACAAGTACCGCCGTATGGGTGCCCATGGCATAGGCCAGCCGCTCGCTCAGCGTGTTTGCCGGAGCGAGCGAGACACAGCCAGCGACCAGCGCCAGCAGTGCGAGGGCACTACACGCCTGAATTTTGCGATTCATCATCGATCTCCTTTGCGGGCGGCAGGGTCTGCACGTAGCGGATCACCATCGCGGTGATACCGATCAGCGAAAGGACTCGCCCTGCCGCGGTGGGGCTGAGCCAGTCGAGCAATACATCGGATTGCGCCTGGACCTCGCCGAGTACCAGCAGCAGCAAGCCGCCGGCGACAATGGGGTCAGCCAGTCGCGCCTTGAGCTGTCTCCACGTCATGCTGCGATCTCCTGTGTGCCCGCTATCGGGCTGATGGTGAGTTGATGGGAATCACGACGCAGGACAGCGCGCAGTTCGTCCAGAGCTTTGCGACTCTCCAGGACTGAGTGCTGCCCGCCAGCGAGCGCATGACGTCGGCCGACAGCGATGCAGCCGATGACGTCGGTCACGAAATTGCCGGCATGGATCAGGATTGCACTGCGCCCCCACTTCTGGCCTGGCGGGATCAGGTTCGGCTGTGCGTACACGCCGAGCGCGTTGTTCACGAGGATGTACGTGTTCGGGAATCTCGCCGAGTCCCACGGTCGGACGAGGTACTCACCATCGGGCACGCATGATTCGCGCTGTTTGCCGCCCGGCCCATCGGGATGCGGAAGCCAGGGCCGCTCGATCGTCGCCAGATCGAGGCCACCGACTCGCAGCCGGCCGAGGGTGCAATCAGCCAGGTAGGCGATGCGGGTGAGTTCCAGGTTCATTTGATCAGCGCATCTTTACCGGCCAGGAAGATCACCAGGCTCACTACCGCCACGCCCGCAATCCATGCGATGCGCTTCAGTACCGACTGGCCGATGTCCGCGTACACCTTCGCCAACGCTTTTTCAGCCGCTCTCTCGGCGAGGGAATCGATTTCTTCAGGCGTCATACCGCCGTAGGGCTGCCGATCTGCCACGTCAGATGATCCGATACGTGAATGTAAAAAACATGCCGAAGTTGGATGTGCTCGACGCCATCCACCGCATCTGTGCAACGTCCCCCGTCGGTTCGCCGAGGATCCCGGCGCACTCGCCGGCGGTCACAGTAGACGACGCAACGCCGGCGCAATTGGTCGTCGTCCCTATGTTTGACGGAATGGGCAGCGAGATCCCGAGCTGTGTTGAAACGCCAGACGACGTCGGCGTGACGTCAACCCTGCCGGACACCGTGACCGTGTTTCCGACCCTGAGATATTGACACTGGTATGGAATTGAGGCGCTGATGTTCGCTGTGTTGGTCAGCGTTGGCGTATACGTGCCCTCTGCAGCAAGCGCACCATTGCCGCCCGCACTGTGATCAACAAAGTGGTTCGCGCCCCAGTAAAACACGTCCGTCGCAGTAGACGCAGCCCGGTCGAACGCTACCTGCGCTGAATCTACAAAATAATTCCCCTCAATGCGGCACAAAGAGCCACCGTAGCCGCGTAGCTCTATAGCATCACCGCCGTGCCGCACGAACCTGTTGTCGCTGATGTCGAGGGCGAACACTGCGTTGTTCGATGAAGCAGTTCGAATGCAGGTTGACGCGGTGTCGTAGAACCGATTGCCTCGAATCGCGCCATGGACCTCATAGGTGGCCCCATTCACAGTGCGCGTGTCGATGTTGATCGAGAACTCACGCGAGCGCATGAAGGTATTGTTTTCGACCAGCAAACCACGCAGCGGGCCGCGCACATAGATGTCACGCGAGGCCGGCGCGCCAGCGGCATTCAGTCCGCAATCTTCATATTCGTTGTCGCGAATCGTGCAATTGTCTGCGAGCGCCACGAACGTTCCGTTGGCGCAATCCAAAAATCGGTTTTTTTGAATGATCGCCCGATACACGTCGCCCGTTAGGTCGTTGGATCCGTCTACTTCGTTTTTGCACATCACTCCCGTATTCAGGCGCGAGAACAAATTTTCTTCGATAATTGTGTGCCGACCTGTCCCATAGATATCCACGCCAGCATCCAGGCTGCCAGACGCCGAATCCCTGAGCACACACCGCTTGATGCACACCATCTCTGTGATCGGGTAGTTGGTCGAATAGTCGACCGTCCCGCCGCCGCTTGCCGACGAACCGGCCGCCGCCGTATGGATGATCTCGAAGCTGCTATCCGACAGCTTCCTGTTGATGCGATACTCGCCGTCGATCGTGATTCCTCCGACAGCAGAGGCATTGTCAAACGTCACCCGATCTCCGTCGAGAAACGGATGATCGATCCAATTCACAGTGACGCGATGGCTCGCATTGGTGGTATCAAATGGGTTCGTCAGCTGCCCGCCGTCAAGCGGCCGAGAGACCGTCAGCTTGATCTGGTCCTTTGCGTACCCCCATACCTCACACTGATCGATGTAGACCTGGCGCACGCCACCGATCTGCATCCCGTTGATCTGCGGCACAGTGGGCTGCGAGTCGCCTCCACCGTCTGCTTTGCACTGCGTGATCTTCAAAAGATTGCAGCGCAGCTGGTTATCTCCAGACTCGCTCGTAATTAACGCGCCGTTGACAACGGAGCAATGGTCAATTTCCAGACAATCCACGTTTCCGAGAACGGCCACCATGCGCGCCTGCTGCGACCCGACACCGGCATATGCTGGCGGACTCCAGGTCACGCCGCGGATTACGACATGATCGGAGGCGCCGGAGAGGCGAAACAGCTGCGTGATACGACTCGTGCTGGTGATCGTAGCGCCCTGTCCATCAAGGATCAGGTTCTGCGCGTCCGCAATGTCGAAGGCGGCGTCGATCGTGTAGCTGCCGCCCTCTTCCAGCAGGATCGTTCCGCCGCCCATTTGAGCCTGGACGGCGATGGCGGTATTGATCGCGGCCTCGTCATTGCCGTATCGGCGGATGTCTCCGAGCGGATACGCATAATTCGTCGGCGTGACGGAGGCGGCGGATTCTTCGGCTGTCTGCGGGTACAGCAGTCCGCCAATGATGGACTGCGACAGAGGTTCGCCTACCGGGAGGCCAACGGCGGGTTCGAGTTTGCCGATCGGGTCATCCGACCACATCGCGAATCGGCCGCGACGCGCCGCCACCGTCGGGAACACCATGGCTGCGCCCGACGCGGGATCTCCGTCCTGGGTGCGCAGGCAGCGCAGGATTATCTGATAGAGGCGCTTGGAGATGCGTACGCCGCGGTCCAGTGCGTGCTCGTGCGACTCTGCGGGGAACGGATCGTTGCTGACGTAGTCGGTCGCCTGCTCGCGCTCCGGATCGTCCAGGATGGTGATGGTGATGCCAACGGCGGGCGCCGCACCGAAGGTCAGTGTGCCGGTGGATCGATTGCCGCCCGAGACCGTGAAGCCGGTCGTAATTACGCTGACATTTCCATCGACGTCCGTAGAAAGGATCTTGAGGTCAGCTGCGGTATCAAAGACGAACGGGATCGGGAACGCGACCGTCGTATTGTCGCCCGCGTAGCTGACCTCCGGGGTCGTGGCAGATATCGTCATTTCGCCGCCTCGTGGATGCTCCCGCGAACATTAGGCAAAGCGAGCGGCGGAATCAACGCACGGCCTCCTGCGGAGACAACCAGTAGGTTTGCCCGTTCTCCTGCTTCGCCCGCTTCTCCATGCGGCGCAGATACCCGGGATTCATGGCCTCCTGCAGCTCATAGAGGATGGCGTAGTCCAGCGCCATGCGGGTGTAGAACAGATTCAGGAAGGGCGTGTTGTTGACCAGCGTGCGAAACGCCGTGGCTGCGACATCCTCACCCGAGAACGCCTTCGCGCGGATATCGTCGATTTCTTCGATCAGCCCTGGTACCGGGCCTGCGATCTTGCCGAGCAGCCCGCCGCCGAATCGGTCCGACTGGCCAAGCAGAAAATCTCCGTAGATGCCAAATCCTCCACCCTGCATAGCGGCGGCCACCCATGTCTGAGCATCGAGCGGGTCGTGCGGCGTCTTGCCTTTGAGTAGGCTCTTGATTGTCATCGCGCCGTAGCCGAACAGCGTCGACATCAGAATGACATTGATCAGGCCACGCAGACTTTCGCCGTTCTTGAGCGCCTCACCCAGCGTGTCAGCGCCATAGCCGTAGGCCTCGCGCGCCAGGATCTTCTGGGTGAGCGACACGCCGAACGCCTTGAACTGGCTGATGAAGCGCAGCAGCTCGCCGTAGAGCGTACCGGATTGCGTGCCCTGTCGGAGGATTGCGAACGTCTCGGCGTCCGGCTCGATGACCGCGATTTCGGCGCGATCGAGGTAGAGGGCGCGCAGCGAGGATGACAGGCGCTCTCGCATATCCTCGCGGGCCCGCTCGATCTTTCCCGGGATGATTTCCCTATTCTTGCTCTTTTGGATCTCGGCGATGCGCTCCGCAATGAGCCCGTCGATCGCCTCATCCGGAATATCCGCCGTGCCGTCCGGCGTCAGATACTCGCGCCCATCCGCCAGCTTCGACGGGCTTTTGCGAATCACCTCCCAACGCGCTGCATCGATGCCGTACAGGTTGAGCATCCGCTGCATTTCTGGCGCCACATCGGCGAAGGCCTTGCTGGCCTCTTTCGCCATGAAATGTGACAGCGACAGCGCCGCCGAGCCGCGCAGGGTTTCCGTCCACCAATTCAGGCCGTTGAACTTGAAATAGGTCTGCATGCCGCGGGCCACGCCAGCACTGAAGGTATCGTCCAGCGAGCCGCGGCGCACGATCTCACCGGCCATCGAATCGAAGAACACGCCGAGCGATGACAGCACCTGCGCGCGCTCGCCAGAGGGACGGCCCCTGCCCAGCGCACCGAGCGCCTCAGCCATCCCTGAGAGCATGCCGCGCCCCTGGTAGCGCACCTCCGAGGCATACACCGGAATGTCGGTCACCGAGGAAATGACGGCGCCGCCGAGCTTGGCCATGGACTCCCACGCGCGCAGGTTGGCACTGACCCTGGCCGCCGTGGCGTTGACAGGGATGTTCACCGTGCCGTCGACCTGCTTCATGCGGTTCGCGATCGGACCGCGCAGGTCCTGTGTGAACTTCTGCAGCTTGCCCGGATCGGTGATGCGCTCCTGGATCTTCCGGCCCAGCACATCCAGCATGCTCTCCGGGTTGGTCCCCAGCACGCGCATCAAGCCGGTGGACTGCGCGGAATGACGCAGTCCACCCATCACCGCCTCTCGAAGCGAGCCAGAGCCGAACTGCTGGTTGTACGCCATCCAGTCATCGGCCGACTTGAAGTGCAGCACGCGCTCCTGAGAGGCCTTACGAGCGAGGTTCGCCGGGCCCTTGAATCCGCCCAGCTTCGGGCGCGTCGAGGCCTTCAGATGTACGCCCGACGCCAGTCCCTCATAGACCTTGCCAAGGTATGCATGAATATCCCCGCCTGGGATGTCCATGCGATCCAGGTCGAGCATGGGCAGGATGACATCACGCCAGACCTGATAGCCGGCCTTGCGGATCCGATGCAGGTCGTGTGACTGGCGGGTGATGTAACCCTTCTCCTTGCCGATCCACGCGCCTTCTCGATTCGCGTCTGCGCGCGAGACTTCATGCCACTTGTGTATTGGCCTGGCGATCTCAACGGCCTCGGGCATCAAGCCCTTCATATCCGGCGTTTCATCATCCAGTCGCCACAGCGCCCGAGCGATGTCATAGTCGGCCGCGCCCGAGGCGAACAGCTTGAAGTGCCCGGCGCGCTCGATGTCGGCGACCAGGCCGCCCAGATACTTGCCTTGCAGCGCATTCTGCTCCAGGCCGACCGATCGGCGCGCCCCTGACCTGCTGCGTTGTACGCCCGTCAGAATGGCTTGCAGGCCATCGGTCGGGCGATCCGACCAGACGTTTTCGAGATAGGCGTCGAGTTCGATGCGCTTGCGCTGGTTCAGCAGCGCATTGCGCTTCTCGATGATCGCGGCGAGCTTCAGGTCTTGTTCCAGCTTCTGCGCCGCGCGGATCTGGACTTCACGTGGATCAAGCGAAGGATCCTGTCGGCGAATCTGTCGGGCGCGCTCATCGAGTTGCTCGCCAAGCTCCTTGACCTCCTTGTCCGTGAGCTTGCGCCCGGCCTCGCGGGTCATGACACCGAAACATGCGGGATTGATAGCCATCTTAGCGCCCCAGGCCACAAAGCACGGCGGCTTTCGCGGCCTTGCTGTAGGTGTCGGCCAGTTCGATCGCCTCGTCGAACTCGGCCAGTTCTTCTTTCAGGTCGATGCCGCGGATGCGCGCCACTTCCTGCAGGTCGGCCAGATCATCGGCCAGGAGCTTCTCCTGGATCGCGACTTCATCGGCCCCGGTCGGCAGTTCAGAAAGCTGGCGATCTGCCGCCTGAGATGCGCGCAGGTCGGCGATGATGTCGGATTCGGGAGAGGTCTGACGCTCGGCGGCGGCGCGGGCTTCAGAAATCGAGGCGCGCTGCTGACCCGACTTGGAGCGCTCAAGCACATACTCGCCCGCCGCGGCCTCTCGCCCATCAAGTCGCTCTGCCGGCACGTCCGCGTATTCGATCGTCGCATCCTTGCCGTAGCTCGAGCGATAGTAGTCGGCCGTTTTCAGATCGGTCGTGTACGAGCGGCCATGCAGGGTGCGGAAGTCCTGCGGCTGCTCCGCGTCGAACACGTCATCGAACGATTCCGTCGGGCTCGATGCCCGGTACAAGCGGATATGACCATCGGGCACGGGCGGTAGGGCCTTCTCCGTTGCATCAACATCGATAAGGTTGGCGTCACGGCGCGTCACCGGCGTCAGCGGTTGCGGCGAGAGGTCTTCTACGGTGATAGGCGTTCTAGCCGGCCCGGCGATCGGCTCGACTTCGACCTCACGCCCGCGCATCGCCTGCGCGACCGCTGTTCTGAGTGCATGCTCGCGTACCGGCGGAGGCATGTCGGCCACTCTCGCCGCGACGCTGTCCGGCGTCGGCAATACATCCGCCACCGCCTTTCGCGCCTGCGGCGACCAAGTGTCCAGTACGCGGGCAATATCACGCCGATCGGTCAGCCGACCTCTGGCGATATCCTCACGCAGGTTACGCACCAGCGCGACATCCGCGTCGTCTGTCAGGCCCTCAAGTCCTGCCCATGGTGCCGTCCTCCCGCTCGATCGCCGAAGCGCATCCGCCATCGCCCCGAATGACGTATGCAGCCCGCCGCCGAACACCGTCCCGAAAGCCACGTTGAGCAGCGAGTCCTGCATGTCATAGTCGGCCTGCTCTTGCGTCTTGGCTGCATACACCAGCGGCTCGATGATGGCCGCGCCCGCTGCGCCCTCGACTGCGCCGACACCCGCGCGAACGCCGGTTCGGCCGAATACGCCTTTGGCGTTGGCGAGATACCGCAGATAGCGCGCCTGCCCGACCACCGGCACGAAGGCCAGCCCGACGTTCAGCGGGTCCAGTAGACTGGCGGCGAACGCGGTGCCGAGCTGCGCGGCGCCCAGGCCGAAGCCACCGGGCGATCGGGACAAGACCTCCTGGCGCTTGATCTCCTCACGCTTGCGCTGAATCAGGATGTCGAGCGCCGCATCGCTCATCCCTTCCTCGGGCACCGACAGGCGGCCAGTCAGGCCTGCATCCGCGATGCGCTGCTGCGCGGCCTGCTGATCCAGTCGAGTGCCGGATTGCTCGGCGGCCTCAAGCTCGAAGATTCGGCGGATCGACGGGATCGGCAGTTCGGTGATCGCCTGCCGCGCCGTGGCGCCGAGCACCTGGCCAGTCGATGCGTTCAGTTCCTGCTGGAATCGCACCGAGCGCGTCTGGTAGCCGCTGAACGACAGGGCCATCAGCGGACCCTCTGCATGTCGATGTAGGCCTGATCGATCTCGCGCTCAAGCGCCTCACGGTTCGACTGCACGTCCTCGCGCAGCTGATCCCAAGTCACCTCGAAAACGCTGCCATCCTTGCGCAGCACTGGCGCGCCGTCCAGGAACAGCGCCAGGCCGCGCTCCTGATTCGATGACGTCACCCAATACCCGCTGCGACGAATCGCCCGCTGGTAATCCTCCGCTGCAATCTCAGCCGTGCCCGTACTGGTCGGGATGACGGCCTGCAGATCATCCATCGAAACACTGTCCAGCGCCCGCCTCGCGCCCAACTCGATGGACCGCACATCGTGCTCGGCCGGCACGCGGAACACGCGCCCGTTGACCTCGTGGAAGGCGTAGTGATCGCCCAGGACCTCGCGATAGGCCTGATCAGTGGCATCGCTCAGCTTCTTGCCCTGACGCAGATAGCTGTAGGTCAGCCGTTCGGCGGCGTCGTACATGCTGGCAAACGTGTTCTCGCCACCGACTACGCCGTCGAGTGACAATCGAAACTCGCTCATCGAATTCGTGAGTTCCTCACGCAGATCGTTCGCGGGCACATCGACGCCCTTCTTCAGCTCATCCATCGGGATGCCCGCCACGCTCGCAAGCCGGATTGCAGCGCCAGGCTCCATGCCCCGACCGATGGCCAGCGCCGCGGGTGGCAGCTTCTTGGCTGAAAGCTCACCGAACACCTGCGGCCAGTGCGCGCCCCATTTCTCCTGCTCGGTCTGCAGCAGTGCCGCGACCTGCTCGCCGCCCTGGGTGTAGAAGGACTGCGCCAGATCGCTGGCCAGCGCATCAGGAAGGATTTGCGGCTGGCTCACACCGAGACGCCGCTGCTCGGCGATCGTCGCCGTGGCATAGGCGCGTGCAGCCTCGGGAGAATCCTGCGAGGTCTCGAGGGCGGCCTGCACGCGCGGACTGTACCGTGCGGCATAGCCAGCCGGATCGGACTCACGCTGACGGCGCAGTTCTTGTGCCTGTCCGCTGAGCACTCGATAGCGCTCAGCCGCATCAGCAACGCCAGCGGTGCCGGTAGGTGCGAACTGCTTCAACAGATCGGTCTGCTCAGCGTCCGATGCGGTCGCCAGTGCGCTGACGGCCGCACCGACCTCCTGCTCCTTCGTGAACGCTTGATAGGCCTTCTCGCCGTCCTCCGCTCCAAGCACGGTCAGAAACTCACTGCGTGAGGGTGGCGCATCGAAGTCTAATCCCATGCGGTATGCCACGGTGGCGTCACGTACACGCTCAGCGAGCGCCTGCCGACCTTCCGCCTGCAACTGCTTAGCCTCGGCCTCCCGGCGTCGGATCTCTGCCCCTGCGGCATCGCGCAACGTCCGGCGCTGATCGAAAGACAACGCGCGCACCGGCAGACTGCGGCTGTCCTCGTCGTTCAGCTCCTTCAGTGCCGTGTACGGATTCGCGCGGATCATGCCGCGCACCGACGCATCGGCAAGCTTGAGCGTCGAGTCCTGGACCAGCTTGGCCTGCGCGGCGGCGTTCAGCCCTGACGCCTCAATGGCGGCAATCTGCTCGGCGGCCAGAGTGCCGAACTCCTCGGGCCGGAACTCAGCGGCGATGCGCGCTTGGTCCACCGACCGGGCTAGGCCATTGACCTTGTACTCGGCGCCACGCTGCGCCTCGAAGGCCAGCGCGTCGGACTGCAGCCCGAGACGCACGTCCGCCAAGCGCTGTTTGAGCCAGTCCCGCGAGGCCTGAGTTGGCATGACCTTGACGCGCTCGGTCGAGTCCTTATCGAACGCCTCCAGCGTCGAAGCAGCAAAGCCCGCGCCATCCTCGGCGGCAGACTCCTGCCGCGTGCGCAGTTCTTCGATCCAGCGGCTGCGCGTGGCGGTGACCGCCTCGTGAGCTTGAACGGCGGCGCGCTCCTCGGCCTTCTGCTTCTCGAAGGCGCGCAGGTTGATCTGGTCATCGACCATGCCACCAAGTGCGCGGCCGATCGAACCGGTCACCGCGCCCTGACTGAAGGGCTGCTGTACCGGGCCGGGCCCGAGCGAGCCGACCTGGGCGCTGGTACGTTGCTCGTAAGGGATGATTCTAGGCATCGGAAATCTTCCGCTTCGTGTAGGCGCTGGAGATCCCCGACAACAGCTGAGCGCCCGCGAGCATGCCGGTCTGGCGCCTGCTCGGTGCCGACATGCGTTCACCGGTGGCTTGAGCGAGTAATCCGCGGCGCCGCAGTTGCCCGCCGTAGCGGATGTTCAGCGCGTCCAGTTCGGCGAACAGGTCGGACTGCTCGAGCAATGCCCCAGCGCTGCCGCCATACCCTCCCCCAGACTCGCCCACCGCTGCGGCCTGTCGGCCCAACGCCATTCGCGCCATCCGCCGCTGGGATTCCTCCTCGCGCAGCGCCTGGTTGCTGGTCTCGCGCGCCTGACCTTCAAGGGCTGCGGCGTTGAAGTTCGCGGCCCGTCGAGCATCGCGACCCTGCTGGCGCGTGCCCATCGCCTCCATGAATTTCGGGACGTAGTCGGTCCAGCCAGACATCAGTGCGCCCTCATGTAGACATCGTGAGGTCGGCGAGCCGGGCCGTATTCCGCCACGTGTGACACCCGCTCAAAGCCCAGCAGATCCATCCATCGATGCCCCTCATCGAAGTCATGCTCAACGGCCGCGAACACCTTGCCGGGTAGCGCGCTGATTGCCCGGGCAGCGCAGCGATGCACGATGATCATTCGCCGGCCAAGATTGCGCGCCGGATACGCCCAGATAATTCCCGCATCATCAGTCCATCGGAAAAACCCGAGGCACGCGAGCGTGCGGCCGTCATCCAGGATGCTGTATGCGGGCGAACTGGATTCGAGCTTCGACAGCAGATCCGGCGTCAGGTACGTGCGCATGTGTTCCTGCGCGGGCTGCAGATCGAGCTGCTCAAGATGCTCGGACCGAAATGGCTCAACCGCGATCATAGGTTTTCAACTGCGGCATCAGCGCCGCGACGGTCATCGGGAATGGCTGGTCCTGCAGGATCTCCAGCCGGCCATCGGTTTCGTAATCCCCATCGAGCGTGACGCGCTTGTCACCGGTGAAGATGGCGGGTGGCGCATCCATCGCCATGGCAGCGGTGCGGTATTGGATCTCGGTGAGCTTGCGCCCCTCCATGCCGATCTTTCCGCCCAGGGAGTCGATCAGCCGCACAACCACCTCGCTGAATCGCTTGATCTTGCCTTGTGAAGTGCCGTCCTGTGCACCCGCCTCGATGCGCATAGTGATGATCCGTGCCGGACAGGCCAGCCCGATGTGCACGACACTGGCTGAGCGGTCGAGGGTGATCGAACCGCCATCGACTATGCGGTCGGGATGCGATGCGCCATCGGCTACCACCTGGACCTGCGCGCCCTCCAGATGCCCCAGACCGGAGATCGTGGTGGCCGGCGCGCCGTCGTAGGTCAGCCCTGAGTCGACGTAGAACACATCAGCGGGATCGTCGCCGCGCTCCCAGGGCCGCTCGATGAACTCTACGTAGCGCCGCGTCTGTCCGTCGATCGTACGGCGCACGCAGATCCAGACCTCGTCACGATCACCATCCGGCGAGGGCACGGTCTCGACCGACTCGACAAAGCCATTACCGCCGATCGGGTGGCGGTGCCAGCCGCTGACCTCCTGCTCCTCATCGAACGTAAAGCCGATCAGCAGGCCATTCGCCAGCACGCACCACAGCAGCGAGTCGGGCTCGGACTGGTACGCCATGTCCACGATGCCGCTCTTGGTGATGTGCGGCGCCAGTGCGTTCTGGTTGCTGGATCGGTACTTCTCGATCTCAAACGCATAGTCCAGTGACAGCAGTCGACGGCCGGCGCGCTGCACATACATGATCGAGGTGCCGACCACTTGTGGCTGCACGGATCGGCATCGGCGCTTGGACTGTCGGACCACCTCAACATTCTCAGGCCCGAGCGGATCAACCGTCGTGATCGGCCCAAGGGCAAACTCGCCGCCAGGCGTGCCAATGATCAGACGATCGGCTGCGACCAGCCACAGGATGCTGTTCACGTCCTGCGCGGTGAGTTTTCGGGCGATCGCCGAATCGGTCGTGACCAGCCCGGATTGGTCCTGCGCCATGTCGTCGTACTTGCCTGGCACGGACCCCCACACATCGATGTCACGCGCCCAGAACAGCCGGTCGAACGCGAATGCCACGGCCGTGGGATAGCCGGTGGTTTGCGACCAAGCGCCCAGCGACCAGCGCTGAGTGGCGTTCTGCACCGCTGTGCCGCCGGAGGAGTACGCGGTATATCCGGACGTATCGTGCGCGGCGAGGTTGAACGAGTTGGTCGCTTGCCCGGTCACCTTGAAAAATTTGCCGTTGACCTGCGTCATGCCGACCACGCCGTAGATGTACACGGTGCGGTCATCGGTGAAGCCGTTGGCGTTGCACGTCACGACACCAGGATTGGCCTGCGTGATGCCGGAAATCGCCTTGGCGCTGCCCACCACGCCGGAGGGCATCTGCTGAATCACCTCGGCGCTGACCTGGGTGGCGCTGGTGTATGCGGTGATGCGCGCAATCCCGTAACCCGCGTCCTGGTACTCCCAGATCACATTGGTGGCGCCATCGCGCGCCGTGCCCTCAAGGTGGGTTGGCGGGGCGCTGCCGGTGGTGCCTGAGTTGATGGCTTTGTAGGTGATGCCATCGTAGCGGCGCAGATCGCCCGCGTTAACCGCAAGCTCGACCTCCCACGGGTCCACGTCCATGTTCTGCTGCTGGATCCTGATCAGACGCCCGACGTCGGTCGCTGCGAAAATCCCAGAGTTGGATTCAATCGTGATCGCGCCGGTCTGGCCTGAGCACCACACGACGATATCGTTATCGAGGTTCTGATCCTCGAACGGGCCATTTTCCGGGCGATACTCCGCCAGCACCCAATTGGCCGTATCCAGGCGCGTAAGCGTGCGCGGCGTGTAGCCTCGCGCGGCGATGTATAGCACGTCACCGGATTGCTCGATCGACAGGGCGAACGCGCCCTCGGCGTTGGTCAGGTCGGCCAGTAGATAGGGAGTCGCAACCTCGTACGGACTGCCGCCGTTGAGCAGCTGCCCATGCTGGGTGTAGAAGCGGATGTACTGATCGCCGAATTCCAGGATGTAGTGCTGCGAGGCCGAGAACTCGAAGCGGTCGAGCCACACGCGCTTGCTGGAATCCTTGACCTCGGCAACAAACCGCGCGCCTGGTCGGCGCTGATCCGGGCCCTGAACCAGCGGGATGAAGTTCTCCTTGAGCTTCGCGCCATTGGGATAGCGCGCCAGGTCAACGCGGCCATCCAGTGTCGGCGCGAATTCACCGGCGTTGAACGAGGTGATGATGGGCGCTGCTTTAGCCACCTCAGCACCCCAGCCGCGCCATCACCCAGGTATCGTCCGCGGGATGTGCCGGGGCGGACTCCAGGGCGTTGGATTTCACTGCTTCGCGAATGGCCTGCTTGTAATCAGCGGCGCAGTCCTGCTTCTTGGAGCTGGATTGTGTGATCCGCTCGCAGCACTCGTAGGCCAATCTGGAAGCCAGCGCTTCCACAAACGCCGCATCGAATTGTGTGCTATCGGTGATCTGGGCGATGTAACGCAGCTTGAGCGGCGCGGCAAAATTGGTCAGCAGCCGGGTTCCCTCAATCGAGTACATCTCATTCGGCGCGCCGCGGTAGTCGGACAGGTCCAGACCCACGTGGAATTCTCCGACCTGGATGACGCGCAGGCACAGCGGGTCGGTCGGCAGCTGAAATTGCCGTGCAAAGCCGAAAGCCGGCGCATCTGACAGTGCTGGCAGCGAGGCGCGGCGAAGGGAGAACTTCCAGCGACGCCGGCGCAACTCCGCATCGCGCACCAGCGGGTAGCGCAGATTCATCACGGTCGCTTTCGGATCGTCGTCTGCGAGGCTGATGATCGTGGTCGCGCCCAGCTTCGTCAGGGCGGTGTTGCAGATGTCAACCTCGGATGCCATGTCCTACCGCCTACCGCGACGCCGCCACATAGTGAACGGGTTGAAGTTTTGACCGAGGTAATTCTCGACCATCGACATCTCTTGATCTGTCGCCTGCGCGCCGCGAAGAATCAGTCCGTAGACGTGGCCGCTAAAGTTGGCGGCTCCGAGTCTGTTAGCGCCGACGTATAGCTCTTGAGCGGCGAAGTTTCCTGTACCAGCCGTCCCGGTGGATGCGGAAAACGGCTTTTGCAGCCCGTTTTGCCTGAGTACTATCTCGTCCGTCAGCGCCTCCTGACCTATGTCATAGAGCACGGCGAATACGTCCGATCTCGGAGCCGCACCCGCAGCCATCCTCCCGTACGCCAATGAGGATCCGCGAACACTGGCCTCAAAGAGTTCGGATCCAGCGATCGGCGGGTATAGCCAAGCAAAGGCCCCACCACTGGATGCGGCCGACTCGAACTGTAATGGGCACTTCACGGCGGCATCGCTCAGTTTTCGCAGGCCCGCCAGCACAGTCGCCTTATCCGTGGCGGACAGGTCGATAGTTGGCGTTGCGAGAAAATCATCCACCCCATCAAACGCGAGATAGAACCGCCCGCCATCATCCTGCTGCAGCACAGGTCGAGCCTTCGCAACGGCTTGCGAAGCGTGGTTGTTGTTGCCCGACTTATCGCGGATCAGCCCAACCGGCTGCCCGATCGCCGTGACCGGCGTCGTACCCGCCGCATCCTGAAACAGCGTGTTCAGATCGGTCGGGTCGAACCAGGCTCCCTGCTCGCCATTGACGAAGAGCGAAGCAATCATGGCCGTTTACAGCCCTTGACGGCGTGCGAGCAATGTCACAACAAGGCTGGTAGTGGCATCTCCTGCGATCACCTTGGGGCGGACATACCTGGTCATTTCCTGAATGATGGAAATGCGCGCCAAGCTAACAGCCAGCGGGTTACCTTGCGCGTCATTGAGCGCGGCCCAATTGGCCCCGTCGTTCGAGCCCTCGATGCTGACGCTTCCTGCAGAACCAAACGTGCCAGTCACCTGCACGCTACGGTCGGCATAGTGAATGCCTTCGAAGGCCGCGCCGACATCATCGGATGATTTCAATAAGCCGCTCCACGTGACAGCAACTGCATGAGACTGCCCGTTCGGGGCGTATTCTATAACCGGGGTACGCGTGGCCATAGATCACCTCACGCGATCGGGTTGGTTTCGCGAGTCTCCAGGTACGCCAGCAATGCGCGCACCCCCAGAATCACGTCGAGTTTGTTGGAGTAGACGCTGTCATTGACGCGCAGCTCGATGGCCTCGGCGGACGAGGCGGCGCCCTCGGTCACCTGCACTGGCAGCTGCTCGCCGCGAACCACGCTGTAGAATCGGTCTGCCATTGCAAATCCCTCAAGAGAAGGGCGAGCCCGAAGGCCCGCCCAGTGGGTTACACGACGTATTCGACCTTGAGCGTCAGCGTGCTGGCGTTGGCCATAGCCTCCGTCACCGCCGTTGCCGCAATGTCGTACTCCACGAACGGATCCGCCGAAAGACCGAGCGCCTTCCACAGCGGCATCTCCGCGTCCTCGATGGGGTACTCGCCCGACTCGTGCGTCACATCGGTAGGCGCAATCGCGCCGCCGCCCGGGTCGATTGCGCTGGCGAAGAAATCGGCATCCACCACTGCCCCGCCGTTCTCGGCGGTCTGGTACAGGCCGATATCAAGCTGGCCGGTCGCGCCCGATGCGTCCGCGGCAAAGATGACGCGGTGAACGCGGGCCGTCGAAGGCACACGCGCCAGGCGATAGGTGGAGCCAACACTACCTGCGGCAATGGTTTCCAGCGTGCCGACGCTTGCGCGCAGCTCACCGCCGGTGACGAAAGAGTTGTTGGCGATGCGCGGCAGCGAGTCCGCGTTCGTGATGGGAGTGGATTTCAGATGATCGACAGCCATGATTGCTTACCTCTATTACCGGGCCCAGATGCGGATGACGCGCTCTTTCTCGAGCCGCGTGGCGCCGCCGGTCATCATCAGATACGCCTGCCAGGGCAGGCCCTGCAGGTCCTTGCGCTGGCTGATGTCCGTGACGGTCGACTGCCAGTTGCCGTAGTGCATGCCGTTGGGCACCCACATCGGGATCTGGGTGGAGGTGCCGGCCTGATCATCGGTGCCGGTCTGCAGTAGTTCGGTGTGCACGAAGTTGATCAGCCACCAGCGCTTGAGGATCCCTTTGGAGCCAAGCACCGGATCGCCGCCGAAATCCTTGCTGATCACCTGGATCTCGTTCAGCAGATCGTCGTGCTCATCAGCAGTGATAGCGCAGTGGATCGGCTCCACATCCACATCGACATCCGACTCCATCAGCCTGCGCACGCCTTCCTTGAGCTTGGCGACGTTCAAGCCGGACGCCGAGCCGCCAACGTTCACGCCAACATTCTGTCCGCCAGCAGTGGTCAGCGTGGTGCCAAACGTTTCGGTGTCGCCGGCATTCACGCCGGTTTTGGCGTCGGCGAAGAACGCGCCGATGATGTGGCGATCCTTACGGCGATTCGCGGCGGCCACCGCGTTCTCGACGTACTTGGACTTCGGGTCGGTCAGCAGCTTGAGCGCATCGAACGTGTCGATGAGCTGCGGCAGGTCGGAGCTAACCGGGAACACCCAGCGGCGGGTCAGTGGTGCATCGACGCGACCCATCGGCGCAAAGCGCGTGGTCACGTCCTGCATTTCGATCTTGCCGACCTGATCGACCGGGCTGGCCTTGTCGCCGGAGTGATTGCCGGAATTGACCAGGCCGGAGAGGCGGGAATCCTTCTGCTGCAACAGCAGATCGATGTTTCGGCTGTACTCGGTGTAGTAGTGAGCCGGGATATTGATGGACATGGATAAAACTCCGAAAGCCATGACGATGGTTCTCGAAGGGCTTATCCACGTGGGGGCCGCTTCTTCGCGTGAGCGTCACGCGCAGCGAGCTACTGTTCAGCCGGTCATCGGGGCGCAGGTCCTGCGCTTGTCCGCATTCGGAGCTTCGGGAAGATGCCGCCGGTGTGACCCGGCGGCGAGGAACAACCCGTCGCTCGATGTGAAGGTTATGAGCCTGTAGCGGCGGAATCAAGCGGCCTTTGCGGCAAGCGGTCCGTACTGATCCATGAGGCGGGCGAATTCGCTCTCGGTGAGCTTGCCCTCGATGCGCTGCTTGCGCGCGTCGTCGAGCTTCTGGCGTGCCTGCTGAGGCGAAACACCGAGGCCGCCGCCCTGCTCTCCAGCGACGAAGCCATGCTCGCCCAGCGTGAGGCCGAGCGTATGGAACATGCGCAGCATCTTTCCAGAACCCAGCGCCTGCTCGACTGCGTTTAGGTCAGCGTCATCGAGGCCCGCCTTGCGGCCATATTCGGCCAGGCCGCGCCGACCGACTTCGGCGTTCTTGTCGAAGTCATTGCCCCACTCGGTTTTGAGCGCGGCCAGTTCGCCGTCCGCTTTCGTCTTGGCCTCGTTGGCCTGCGCAGTGACGAGCTGCACCATGTGATCGTTCCAGGCTTTCGCGACCGACTGCGCCGCTGCTTTGGGCACGCCGGCCTTGTGAAACCACCCGGCAGCGGTCTTCGCGAACTCGCCGCTGTCACCCTCAGTCAGCGGCAATTCGTAGGCATCGGGCGTTTCCGGCCGGCCCAGGCGATTCCACACCTGATCCCAGGCGGCCTGATCGTCGGCCTTCGGCAGCTTGATGACCTGGTCGGCCGGCGCGCCGATCAGCTTCTCGGCATTGTGATAGGACTCCAGCGCTGACAGCGGATCTTTGAATCCCTTGTTGCCCACCCACTCGCGAAACTCCGCGGGGCGATCGGCCGGGATCTCACCGTACCAGGCGGCGCTGCCCTGCCCGTCGCCTGCGCCTTGCCCACCAGCGCTGCCGCCCTGGCCGCCGTTATTCCCGCCTTGCTGAGTCTGGTCTGTCATCATCGTGGTCCTCAATGTCGAGCCCGTCGAGGCTCAAGTACTTGCAGATGCGCAGGTACACATCACGGCGGCCTGCGCGGTAAGCGGTGGCGATTGGATCGGCAGTGCGAGTGACAGGGCTGACCACCAGGCCCTCCCGGTCAGCGCCGCAATAACGTTTGAGGTCGGCTAGCACCGTCGCAGCAACAGGCCCAGGCTTGCCGTTGACCATGAACGTGTTCTGATACGCGGCGCGCTTGCGGTCGATCAGCAGGCGCAGACGGTCAAGCTGATTCACGCAGCCCCCGAGGCGCGGCGGATCTGCTCAGCCTGGGCCACGTCCTTGGCTGCGCCGGCCATGCCGGGCGCCATCTCAGCCGCCGCGGCGAGCAGTTGCTGCTGCTGGCGCTGCTCCTTGAGTGCGGCGACGTCTTCCTTGCTGCGCATCACCTTGGCCGGCACGCCGTTGATGTCGCAGATTTCGCGGTAGGCCTCGGGCACGTCCATGACCAGAGCCGCGTCCGGATCCAGCTGCGCCGCTACGCCGCCAATCTCCAGCGATCGGGTGATCGCCAGCGCATCCCCGGCGCGGCGCGCCTTGGCCAGCGGTGAGGAGTACGTGATCTTGTAGGCCCCGCCCTGATCCAGCAGCGCCTCGGGCATCTCCTCGAGGATCCAGCGGTGTGAGCTGTCACGCGATAGCAGATCGATCTCGCGCACGACCATCGGGCCCAGGTCCTCGGACTCCAGCCGAGCGGTGGTCGGTGAGAGGATCTGCGCGCGCTCCTGCATCCGCGACAGCACTTCTGTCGCGGTCATCTGCGGCTGGTCGGAGAGGATCTGGAACAGTGACACGAGGAACGCATCGTTGATGTCCTTTTCCTCAAGACCCATCAGATCCACGCCAAGCTCGACCTTTCCGCCCGTGTTGAACGGCTGCGCCAGAAGCTCACCGCCATTGGTGATCGCGCCGTAGTTCAGCGCTCCGGCACGCAGATCGAACGCCTCCAGGATGCCGTCCTCGTGCAGCAGAACCGGTGGATCCACCTGTTTCTGCCCGGCGCGCAGTACGGTTTTCTTCTGCTCGTTCAGCGTCAGGATCGCGCCGAACGCGGTCATGGCCGGTGAGCGCGCATACACCTCGTTGGGTGATTTCAGAAAGCGTCCTACGGCGTAGGGGAAGCTGGTGTACCCGCCGCGCTGGATGATGACCTTCTCATCGCACGACACGTAGCGAGACGCGATCGGCATGCCGGAGAAGTCCCTGCGGCCCTGGCGGATATCCTCGTTGGGCTTCACGCAGTGGATGAAGTCAAAACAGCGGAACGGCTCCTTCTGC